GAGCCTACGGTAGAGACTGTTATTCTTTATCGTGCAACCAAGAGTCTTGCTTTATATTTGCAAATGGTCGGTCGTGGCTCAAGGACTTGCGAGGGTAAAGAGAAATTCACGGTCTTAGACTTCGGGAATAACCTATACCGCTTTGGGATGTGGGATGATTCACGGGATTGGACTAAGCCGCCGAAGAAAAAGCGGGATGGCTTGGCTGTTTACAAGAACTGCCCTCACTGCGATGCCTTTCTATATGCCTCTGCTCGCGTGTGCTCGGAGTGTGGAAAACTTATCCCTAAAACAGAGCGCGAAGTTCTCGAAGAGTTTGTTATATTGACAAAGCATGAGGCTCGTGAGATGGCAAAGCTCGGAGGCTTGCCGGATTGGATAGCATTGACCAAGGCGGGTAAGTTGCATCCCTTGTATGTTCTGCAAAGTTTATGTAAGTTGCGAACTGAAGCCGAGACTTATAGAGATGCGATGGGATATGCGAAAGGTTGGCTATTCATACACAAAGACAAGACAGGACATTTGAGATGAGGCATGGTAGTCTATTTAGCGGTATTGGAGGCTTTGAGCTTGCAGCCGAGTGGATGGGATGGCAAAACACATTCCATTGCGAATTTAATGAGTTTGGATCAAAAGTATTAAGCCATTATTGGCCGGAGTCAAAGCACTATGGAGATATTACCAAATCAGACTTCTCTGAATTTAGAGACACAATCGACATCCTCACCGGAGGCTTCCCTTGTCAGCCGTATAGCGCAGCGGGCAAAAGAAAAGGGAAAGACGATGCCCGTCACCTCTGGCCTGAAATGCTTCGAGTTATTCGAGAAGTCAGACCGCGCTACATCGTGGGGGAGAATGTTTATGGACTCGTTACTTGGAACGGCGGACTTGTTTTCGACGAGGTGTGTTCTGACTTGGAAGCTGAAGGTTACGCCGTATGGCCGATTGTTATTCCAGCTGCAGCCGTCAACGCTCCGCACAGAAGAGACCGAGTGTGGTTTGTTGCCTACGCCGACATTAAGCTGCGAGAATGGGAGGAGAGAAGATTTCAGTCCGAGTTTGTTAATGGTAGCTCAAAAACTACTACCGACTCCGAAAACGCAAGACTCTCGCCATGCACTGAGAGACCGAGGCAAGAGCAATCTAGGAGAAGAGATGAGCCAATGGGGGCAAGACAATGGCAAGGGTTCCCGACTGAGTCCCCGGTTTGTAGCGGAGATGATGGGTTTCCCTCCGAATTGGACGGAATTACCTTTTCAAAATGGCGAAACGAAAGCATAAAGGCGTATGGAAATGCAATCGTCCCACAACTTGCTTATCAAATATTTAAGGCAATAGAAGACCATGACTACCGAGCAATGGCTTAAAGACTTGACTGATGATATAGTCATGGAGCACGGCGTATCTTACGATACTGCTCGTGTGATGCTATTTGCTTGGCTTAGTGAATTATTGAGATGGACTCCGAAGTTTAATCAGATGATGGAGTATTTGTTAAATGACTGAGCTATACAAGTAAGTAGCTCAAAATACATTGGAGAATGTAGCATGATAGTAATAAGAGAAGAGTTTAAAAAGCTTATACCGGCTTTAACTGCTGAAGAGTATAAACAGTTAGAAGCCAACATTTTAAGCGAAGGTATTAGAGATCCTTTGGTCTTATGGAAAGGATACTTGGTAGATGGCCACAACCGATATGCCATAGCGACTGAACATGGTTTGGATTACAAGACCGTGAACAAAGACTTTAAGGATAGCAACGAAGTAAAAGAGTGGATGATCCTTAACCAGTTTGGAAGGCGGAATCTAAGCAACTACCAAAGAAGCGTCCTAGCCTTGCAACTTGAAGAAGTGTTTAGTGCGAAGGCGAAGCAGAATCAAATTAGGAAACCTGAATCTGTTTCGGTGAATTCACCAAAACAAAATCCGATAGACACAAGAAAAGAACTTTCAAAAGTAGCTTCAGTTGGTGAGCAAACAATAGCGCGTGTAAAAGTAATTGAAGCGAAAGCAACGCCTGAAGTCAAAGCACAACTAAGCACTGGCGAATTGAGTATTAACCAAGCATATCAAGAGATCAAGAAGGAAGAGAAGAAGGAAATCCAAGTTGAGAAAAAGAAGGAATACGAACAAAGAATTGCAACAGTATCAGTAAATGAATTTAAAGTAAATATATTTGATACTAGAGAAAAGTATAGAGTTATTTATGCAGATCCACCATGGCAATATGATCTAGAGCAGACCAGCCCTAATTTAGGCGGTGCGATAAAGCATTACAACTCTATGTCAATTGAAGAACTATGTGCTTTGCCTATCAAAGACATAGCAGAAAAAGATGCAGTCTTATTTCTATGGATTACAAGCCCTAAACTCAATCTATTCTTGCAACTTATGGAAGCATGGGGTTTTGAGTATAAAACTTCTTTTGTATGGGATAAAGTTAAGCACAACATGGGTCACTATAATTCAGTAAGGCATGAATTTCTTTTGATCGGCGGTCGTGGGAAATCCACTCCAGACATAAAGCACCTTTACGATAGTGTTATTAGTATTGAAAGAAGTGATAAGCATTCAGAAAAGCCAGTAGAATTTATGGACATAATTGACAACCTTTATCAACATGGAAATAGGATTGAGTTATTTGCAAGACAGGCAAAAAAAGATAATTGGTATTTTTGGGGGAATGAAGTATGAAACAGGAAATAGTAGATCACTTGAAAAATCAATACGGGCAAGATATATCATTAGCGAGTTTAGAAGATAGGAACTATTGTTTTGATATTTATGCAAATGACAGAAATATCAATTTTTCTATTGAATATAAAGAGCGTTTCTTTACTTCACCAAGGGGCGAAGGTCTCTTAAAAGAACTTGATATATTGGTTGAGCTTATACAAAGTACACCGTACTTACAGTCTATTGATCTATCCATGCCGCAAAGGATTGATCCACATGATGTCAACATAGCTATCGGATGGTTCTACAAGTGCAATGCTGATAGATTGATTTATTTTCGATATTTAGACGATGCTTTATATGATGTTATAGATATTGACTTTAGGCTATTTAAGCCTTGGTTTATGAATAATATCAAGACTTTTGATATAATATATTCAGCCAAAACAACAGGCACTATTAATGCTTTGGTTGATGTTATGAAAATACCGAAACCCTATGGGAAATATACAAAGTACCACCATGACTGAACAACAACTTCAAGCCCACTGCTTTACATGGCATTGGAATAACTGCCCGCGAGAGCGGGGCTTGCTATACATGAATCACAATAACCCTCGCGATGCGAGGCAAGGTGCGCAGCTCAAAGTGATGGGAATGGTCTCAGGCGTTGCTGATATGACCTACCTATCCAAGAGCGGTCCTGTCTTTCTCGAGTTCAAGACTCCGACGGGTCGCCAAACAGACCGTCAAAAGTGGTGGCAGGCTCAAGTCGAAGCGGCTGGGTATCGATATTGCATTGTAAGAAATTTTGAAGATTTTACTAAGTCCCTTGGAATTTAACTATTTTAGCATTATGAATCATTACTACCAAAACATACAAGGCTGGTTTGATTACGAAGAAGTTATCAGACTTGCAATAGACAAAGCCGAAGACGGCGCGAAGTTTGTCGAGATCGGAGCTTGGAAAGGCAAGAGCGCCGCCTTTGCAGGCGTTGAGATCCTGAATAGTGGCAAAGACATAACCTACTATGCAGTTGATCACTTCCTTGGCTCTGAAGAGCACCGCAACCCAGTGAGCCCTCATTATGACTATGCAAGTATAAGCGGCGATTTGAAAGCGCAGTATCTTGTGAATATCGAGCCGGTAAAGTCGGTAGTCAAGACATTGGATATGCAGAGCGGCGAAGCCTCAAAGAAATTCAAGAAGGCGAGCCTTGACTTTGTGTATATTGACGGCTCTCATGATTACGACTCTGTATGTGTAGATATTGAGATATGGCTACCCAAAGTCAAGCCGGGCGGCATGATCGGCGGTCATGATTATACGACGCATGAGACAGTGCGAGAAGCAGTAGATACTTATTTTTCGGACTTGCAAATAATCGGCAAGTCATGGTTATATATTTCAAGGAGCGGAGAGAATGGCAAAGATTGAGATTAGCGGCGAGGTGGTGTATGTCGGAGCGCCTGTAAAGTATTCCGATAAGTTCACCAAAGCAGAGATCGTGGTAAAGGATTCGACAAGCAAGTATCCTGAATTTATCAAGTTCGAGGCGATCAACGACAAGATCGAGCTCATGCGAGGCTATCCCGTAGGCACTAAGGTAATTGCAGAGGGCTTTGTCGGAGGCAAGGAATATACAAAGAAGGACGGCGGGATTGGATACATCACAAGTATTAAGCTCGCCAAGATTTACGAAAATAAGCCCGCGCCTGCAGAGGTTCCCGATGCTATACCATTTTGAGTCGGAGTTTGACGAGATGCCTACGCTTGATTGGGATGAGGTCAAAGACAAGGACTTCAAGACAGAGCTCATGAAGAACGGCGTGCCTTTCGAGGCACGTCTTTTCATGGCAGGTCATTCATGGAAGCTGAAGTTAACTAACAAGGT